CAGATAATTACTTTGGTCCTGCATCTTCAACATATAGTGCATTTCCCAAATTAAAATTAACTGCTACATTAGAGGTTACTAAAGCAAAACCAAGACTTAAGACATCTGTTGAGAATAAGAGAATTGTTATAGATTCTATTGGTGATTCAGTTCTTCCTTTAAGAGGAATTGATTATGATACTAGTAGTACAAATGTATCAACATATGCTGATGTATATAATTTGAGATATGTTTATATGGGATCATCATCTGATGCTCCTACAGTAGATAAGAATGGTACTCTTGTTAGTGGTACAGATATCACAAATAGATTTACATTTGATAATGGTCAAAGAGATACATTATATGATGTTTCAAGAATAGTATTGAAACCTGGTTCTGAAGTTCCTTCAGGAAAAATTGTAGTTGCTTTTGATTATTTTGAACATACAGCAGGTGATTTCTGCACAGTTGATTCATATTTACATGAAGCAGGTGTTGATAAGGGAAGTATTCCTGAATATAATTCTCCTACATTAGGTAATGTAAATTTAAGTGATGTTATTGATTTTAGACCTAAAGTAGATAGTGCTGCTATTATTTCTGGATTCCAGAATAGTGCTACTAGTAATTCTACATTATTGGGTGCTGCAAATACAAGATCATTTACAGGTAGTGGTGGTATTGTTTCTAGTACTCCTGCTCCTGATAATGGACTTGAATATACATTCTCATTTACACAGAAACAGTATCTTGATAGGATTGATGGAGTCTTCTTGAATAAGAAAGGTAATTTCATAGTCAAAGAAGGAAATTCATCACTCAATCCATCTAAACCAGATCCAGTAGGTGATGCTATTGCCTTGGCATATCTTTATATTCCTGCATATACACAGTCAAATAAAGATGTAAGAATTTCTCCTGTTGATAATAAGCGTTATACAATGCGTGACATTGGTAAGTTAGAGAAGAGAATTGAGAGATTAGAATACTATACAACATTGAGTATACTTGAGCAGCAAGCACTCAATATGGAAATTATTGATAGTTCAGGTAACAATCGTTATAAGAGTGGTTTCATTGTAGACAATTTTGAGACTCATAAGATTGGTTCATTGAGATCTGTTGATTATAAATGTGCTATTGACACACAACAATCTGTATTAAGAGCACAGTCTAAAGAAGATTCATTTAAGTTAGAAGAAGTTTATACTAGAGATGATCAAAGAATTACTGCTGGTTATAAGAAAACTGGAGATCGTATAACACTTCCTTATACAGAACTAAAATTACTTGGTAATGATTTTGCTACTAAGACAATCAATCCTAACCCATTTGTTGTTCTTCAATATGTTGGTGATTCATTTATTGGACCAAGTGTAGATTCTTGGTATGACAATTCTGTTGCACCATTAGTAAATGATAATAATACTAATCTATATTCTATATTCTTAGCAAAAGATAGTATAAGAGATTCATTATCAAGTCTTTATAGTTCATATAAAGTTAATTGGATTGGTTCTAATAGAGCATTCTTTAATATTGGATCTTTTGCTGATACTAATACTAATATATCAAACTCAAATGTTGCTAATGCTTCTGTAGGTAGTTCTTCAAATATTAGTCCTCAGAATAATGAAGTTGGTAAGGGTATTAATACTAAAGGTGTTGGTTCTAATATTGTTGCAACTTCCTTATCATTTTTCGCAAGAAGTGTTCCTGTTAATTACGTAATTAACAGATTAAAGCCTAATACAAAGGTTTATGCCTTTATGGAAGGTCAGGATATTTCTCGTTGGGTATGTCCTGATACAAGATATACAGGTATTGCTGGTAATTCCCTGTCTGCTTTTAATGGTTCTATTACTACAGATGAGAATGGTAATGCTAGTGGTGTTATTTTAGTACCTGCTGGCAAAGCACCTAGAGAGAATACTACATGGACAGGTAATGTAGATACTGTTCTTTATGATGATGCTTCTAGTGAAGTTAGATTTACTACTGGTGTTAAGACTATTAGATTTACTTCTAGTTCTACTGATGTTGATAAGAACTCAGCAGAAACATATGCTGAAGTTAAGTATTATGCTACTGGTGCAATTCCAGAGAATCCTTCTTCTATTATTTCTACATCTCCTGCATTCTTTAAATCTAATGAAGGAACTCAATTAACTGCAAGTAATACTGCTAATCCAATTAGACCTAATCCACTTGCTCAAACATTTAAGGTTGAGAATTTTGATGGTGGTGTATTTACAACAGGTGTTGATTTATATTTCTCAACTAAGAGTGATAAAATTCCATTCAGAGTTTATGTTACTGACGTAGTTAATGGTAAACCTGGTAAGAATATTATTCCAGGAACACAAAAAGTTATTAACCCAGATACTTATCTAAGAGTAATTGCTAGTTCTAATTTAGATATTACTAAAGGAGAAAAAGTAACTGGTGGAACATCTAATGCTTCTGGTCCTATTTCTAAAGTATTTGATAAGAATAAACTTGAAGTAATTCCAACTTCTTCTGGTATATTCTCATTGACAAATGATCAAGTATATACATTGGTTCTTAGCAATCATACTGGTGTATCATTCCAACAAGATGAAACATTAAGTGTACCTTCTATAACACTTGCTAACAATACTAATAATACAACTAATACTCTTAAGATAGTAAAGGATTCTGGTAGACTAACTGGTTTAACAGTAACCGATACTGGTTCTTCTTATGATTCTGCTATTGTTACTATTGAGAGTCCTCAACTTCCAGGTGGAGGTAGTGCAACTGCAATCGTAAGAGTAGGTGGTGGTAAGGTATATCATTCTGAAATAGTTCTTTCTGGTTCTGAATATACAGAACCTCCTGCCGTCATTATTGCAGGTACTGGTACAGGAAATGCTGGTGCTGTAATATCATCTTCTATTACCATTGACAGTCCAGCAGTTAGAATGGGTATTGCTATTGATGATTCAACAACTACTGCTGTTAATTCCACAACTCCAACTAACTTTAAATTTGATTATCCAGTTTACTTAGATAATGATACTGAGTATGCTCTTGTATTAGAGACTGATTCAGTTGATTATCTTGTGTGGGCATCTAAGTTAGGTGAAACAGAGATTGCTACTAGTACAACTGTAACAACACAACCTTTATTAGGTTCTCTATTTAAATCTCAGAATACTAATGCTTGGACAGAAGATCTATTTGAAGATCTTAAGTTTAATATTCATCGTGCTAATTTTGATATTTCAAGAACTGCATCTTTACTACTCACAAATGAAAATCTTGGTTATGAGAAACTTGATGTTAATCCAATAGAAACTAATGCTGAATCAAATAGTGGTGCTACTTCATCTCTATTCAAGAATAATAATTTTAAAGTTAAAGTTAATCATCATGACAATGGATTTGAAAATTCTGGAAAATCATATGTATTCTTTAAGTCAGCAACTGATGTTGGTGGAATAACTGCTACTAAATTAAATTCTGAGTTGTATCAAATTACTAATAGTGGTGTTGATACTTATACAATTACAACATCAAATAGATCATCCTCAAATGCATTTGGTGGTGGTACAAGTGTACTAGCATCCTATAATAGAAAGTTTGAAAAGGTCTATGCTATAGTTCCTAACCTTTCATTCACACAAACTAAGATTGATTCCACAGTTAAGACAACTAATATTACACCTGTAGATGACAATGTTGGTACATTTACATCATATACACAATCTGATTATGAGAAGACATTTTTAAATGAAGATTTCTTCTTTATTAATCAAAAGGTTCTTGCATCACCTATAAACGAATCTGTTAATAACATTAATAGATCTTTAACATATAAACTTGATATTTCAAGTACTGCTTCTCATTTATCTCCATTAGTTGATCTTTCTAGAGCATCACTTAAAACTATCTCTAATAAAGTTGAATATGCTGCTGGACAAGAAGATAGATTTGGACGTAGAGATCAAATTCTTGAGTTCTATCCTGTATATAAATTTGCAGTTACCAATACACATACTTCAGCTACTCCCCCAGTTACAATTAATCCACCAGGAGATGTTGAGAGTTTATTAGATACAGTAACTGGTGTTACAAGTAATGCTTCTGGTAAACTTGTTAAGGTTGATGGTTCTGATGTATGGGTTGTTCTTAAGACAACTAATACATTCCAAGCTGGAGAAACTTTAAAGTGGACAAAACAAACAGCATTAGATGATAATGGTACTAAAAAAGTTACTGTCAACAATGCTTCTATAACAAGAATAATTCCAGAGTTTCCTAGAACAACATCTGTAAGTAGAGTAATTGGTAGAAGTCCATCTGGATTCACAAATACATATGACAACAAAATTGATGCTTCTATTGTTCTCTGGGATGGTAAAGCAGGAAATTTAACTGTTACTAATGATAAGCAACCAGTTAATAATGATTATACAAGTACAGTAAGTGGTATTGCTGATGATCCATTTAATAGAAAGTCGGATCCATCTCTTCAAGCAGATGATGTTTTCCGTGTTGATGATTTCCTATCATATACTGGACAAGCAACTGGAGAAGAAGGATTCATTCAGGTATCTAAGGTTTCATATACCAATGGTGTAGATTTCATTTCTGATGTTAAGTCTAAGAATAGTTCTACTATTGCTAAGTACGTAACTAAGGAAGTTGCTATTGAGAATCCAGCAACAGGAATCAATGTCAAGATCACTGCTAATACTAGTGATATAAACAACATAGGACTCCTATATAGAATAAAGAAATCTTCATCTCAGGAGAACTTTGAGGATATTGAATGGGTA